CAAAGGTTTCTTGACAAAGTCGAAAAACGTGGTCACGACACCACTATCCTTCGTCCTGTCACGCTCACGCTTCGCGTTGTTCCACGCGTCCGTGACAACACCCTTAACCATATCCATCTCGGGGACGAACATCTCTGGCCCATAAATGGGCGCAGCGAGTTCGAACTCCTCAAAGAACAGGTAAGTGATGAAATTGACGGTGGTAGAACCTTGCGAAACAAGCGGGGATAGAACCGTCACATAGACAGTCCCCCAATCGAACTTACTGTCACGAGAAAACCATAGCGTGGGGGCGACATAGGGGATCCGCAAAGTAGCGGCTCCATCAGCAATGTCAAGCTCCACATTAGGCTGTTGAGTCCTCGTGGCAAGCGAGTGATTGTGGATTTTGGTGTACGAAGTGCTGTAGTCCGTAAAAATACTCTCCCCTGGCAGGAAGTGCAATAATAAACGGCCGGCCTGAAATGGCTGGCTGTTCAAAACGAACTTGACGACAGCAACACCGCGCATCAAGTTGTAACCGGACAGCTTATTAGCCCACAGAGGTGGAACAAAAGCCGGGTCAACTAGATACGATCCAATCTTGTACGTACCAAGAAGTGCGCCAGCACCGGAAGCTGAGGTCCAAGCTCCGGTATCGATGGCGTACGGTTTGGCCATGAAAAGTCCGATGGTATTATCATCACTCGGTGGCATCGCCAGGGACGCGTCGAGTGATACAGGCCGCACAACCTGTGACTTCTCATTTCCATCATTGACAAACGTAGTGGTCGCTGCAACCTCGGTTGTGGATTGCTGCGACTGATTCGCATTGTTATGATTGTAACCCCCGGGTGTCACTGAGGATTCCCCTCCCCCCTCCGAAGCGTTGTTCGGAGAGTGTGACACCTGGTGCGTGGCCGGTGATGCTGCACCGGTACTGTCGTTGCGTACGCCCAACGAAGCGTTGCCATTTTGGCCTGGCTTGGCACTATTTGTATTTCGGTCGAAAAGCCATAAATACTAGCACACTCTAGGCTCAGAAAGTGCGCCGTTCCGTTCACTAGATAGCGGTGATTACCCGCCCCATCTTGAGAAGTAAGGGTAAATACCCCAGGGCTCGCCTACACAGTTCAACTCGTCTCCATTTCAAGAACGGACCTTATAAGAGACTTGCTTACAGAACTTGTGCTAATACCAACCAGATCGGCGAATCTGGCTGGTTTGGAAGTTTAACGACATTCCAGGTCGTAAGGGCCCAGAAGATACTAGGCCCTAACACGCCAATGAATCGCCACTAGCACGCGCAAAGGCGTACGTGCGATTTAAAGGTGTGTACTCAGCGTGCGCTAGGCTCGCCGAAATGATTTTGGGTGCACACTGATCAAACACGTCACGTCCGTGCCTGGCCAGCTCACTCAGGGTAGATTCAATGCGCTGCACGAGCTGTTCGTGCGTTGCACCTTCTCTCTCCCAAGACAGAGTTTCTTTGACGACCCCTAACTCCAAGGGACACATCCACTCGCCTGCGTCATATCGAAATCCTCTCTTAAGAAAGGAAATCTCAGTGACAGCACGCGCAGAGACGTGTGAATCATCCTTCGCCTCGTTCGTGTATTCCATACCGACACACAACGGAATCGTTCTCTCCAACACGCCTTGGGACCACAGGTCCTCATCATCGGGATGGTACGAAACTACGTTGTCGTCGCCGAAGACTTGAAAGCGAGTTCGCTTCAAGGACTTGGTGACATGGTCGATATCTCCACTGGACCTATACGCCGTGTACGCCAAAATTAAGATGTTGGCGATGGAATTGAATACGCTAGTTAGCGGCTGCCCGGACGGGTTGCCACCATACTGCTCGTACACCAGACCACCGGTCAAGTGCCTGGAGTTGATAATCTCCTGGAACAAAATGGACCGAACACGGGTCTCCCTGTGGGGACACCCGGCATAGAAACCCTCAACAACAGACAGCACAGCCAATCCTATGGGGACTGGAATCCTGCCGTCATATCGGGAATAATCACCGGCTGTGAAAACATGAACGGGTGTGGGTGACAGATGTTTGACCAACTGACCCCACTCCGAGAAAGGGTCAATACCTA